TGGGCGGTACTTCGCTGTTGAGAATCAGGTCAATCTGGACGATCTGCTTTCCTCGCGCCCTGGTGGCGTGGTCCGCATCAAGAATCAGGGTGCAGTAGGCCGACTGGATCAGGGCAAGGGCAACATTGCGCAGGCAATGGAACTGCTGGAGTTTGGCAAGCGCAAGCTGGAGGACTCCACCGGCTGGAGTCGTCAGTCTCAGGGCAACAGCCCGGATCAACTGTTCGGCAGTGAGACGGCCACCAAAACCCGCATCGTGGCGAACAAAGCCGACATGCGCACGGAGTTGGTAGCAGTGCAGGCGGCGGAAGGGTTTGAAGACCTGTTCCGCATGATGCTCAAGTTGATTTGCCAGAATCAGAAGAAGTCCGACCGCGTGAAGCTGGAAGGTGAGTGGGTTGATATTGACCCGCGCGAATGGACGAATCAGTTTGATTTCACGATCAATGTCGGCCTCGGCATGGGCGACAAGGATCAGCGCATTGCACGGCTGATGCAGCTTCAAAACGCGCAGGCGCAAGGCATGGCGATTGGGATTGCTGGTCCCGAGAACCTTTACTACAGCAGCATCGAGCTTGCAAAGAACATGGGCTTCAAGTCCGGTAGCAAGTTCTTCACCAAGCCAAATCCAAATGCCCCCCCGCCTAACCCCGGCGCGGCTGCTGCGCAAGTCGAGAAAGCCAAACTGGAGGCCGCTGCCAGCATCAAGCAAATGGAGCTTGCCCATAAGGCGCAGATGGATCAATTGCAGCGCCAGCAAGACCTCGAGGTTGAGCGCATCAAGGCTGAGTATCAGGCGATGGTGGACAACAACCGCCAGCAGTCCGAAGCTGCCCAGCAGGCGCAGAAGATGGAACTTGAGGCGCAGCTTGAGCGAGTCAAGGCGGAATACAAAGACCTTGAACACCAGCGCGAAATGCAATTCCAAGAGTGGAAAACCACGATGGAACTGGCGTCCAAAGAGCGCATTGCACAGATGAACAACGAAGCGAAGCTAGACGCCGCGCAACTGGCGGGCGCTGCCGTGCTGTCAGGCACTCAAGAATCGGCCAGCGATGCCGCAGTAGGTGGCGCATGACCCTCGAAGAACGCCTATACAAAGGCGACCAAGCCAAGCTAGTGCTTGAGAACGAAGTCTTCCAAGCCGTGTTTGCTGACATTGAAAAGGACTTGATCGAATCATGGAAAAACATCCCGAGCAGCCCAAAACACGCGGACGACCGCGAAAAAACCCACTTGGCGGTAACGATGCTGGGCAAGGTGAAGGCCAGCCTGGAACAGACGCTGGAGTCGGGCAAGCTGGCGAAGGTGGAGCTGGAGTATCTGCATCAGCAGAGCCTGCTGGACAAAGCCCGCAACTATCTTTCGCAGAACTGACCGCGCATGTGCTGGAAATCAACCGCCATGACCGCCGCGTGTCGTTGGTGACGCATCCTGACGCAGCGGGGCTCATCATGTCCGAGCGCTGGGGCAACATCCGCACGGAAGTCGGCCCCGCTGGTTATGTGCTGAATACGGGTGAGAGGGTCGAGGTGTGAAGGTTGGAGACTTGATCTTCATTCAATGGGAGGACTCGCAGGGCTGCCCTCGCGGATGGGATTCAATAAGCGATGCAAAAGGCCCCGACTGCGCGCTCATTGAAAGCGTTGGCTGGGTTATGTGTATTGGCCCTCGCACCGTGCAAGTTGCTCCGCATGTGTCCACGTTCAAGGGTGATCCAAATTGCGTCATGGGGTATATGACCATCCCCAAATCCTGCATTTTGAAAAGCAAGGTGCTTGAGAAAGCAAAGAAATCCTGACCGCTAAGCAGCCGGTCTAGATGGCCCTGAGAGCCTTCTAGCTGCTTCATAACGTCGAGAGACGCCGCGCTGCGGGGCTACGGCCCCCGGCACAGACTGGAGTTAGAGAATGAGTGACGGAACCTCGCAACCTGCTAACGCGGGTAATGCTGGCCCTGAAACCGGTGCGCTTGACACCAATCAAGCAGCAGCAGTCCTTGCAAATCTGCTGGGCGACGATGGCAACATCGAAGCCAAACAAACACCGCAAGAGCCCGCTGATGAGCGCAAGGACGGCCAAGAGCCGCCCAAGCCCGCAGAGGAAGGCGCAAACGCCGAAGAGCAGCAAGCTACCGATGAGGAAAAGTTCACCGTCAATATCGACGGCACGGACGTAGAACTCACCAAGAGCGAGCTTATCAACGGCTACAAAGCGCAGAAGTCCAGCACGCAGAAATTCGAGGCCGCAGCGGCGCTCCGTAAGGAAGCTGACGCCGTGGCAGAGAAGGCGCGTGCGGAGCGGCAACAGGCCGCGCTGGGATTGCAGCAGGCTCAGGCCGTGCTTGCAGCCCAGCTACAGGAACAAGGGCGAATTGATTGGGATGCCCTTTTGGAGCAAGACCCGATTGAATACCAGAAGCAAAAGCACCTCTATGACAAGAGGCAAGCTGCACTGATGGAAGTTCACTCGCGCGGTCAGCAACTGGCAGACCAAGAGCGACAGGATCAGCTCAAGCGTTTCGTCGAATCCGTCCAGTCGGAGCAGCAAGAATTGCTTGCCAAGCTCCCCGAGTGGAAAGATCAGGCCAAGCGCACGGCTGAAGAGAAGGCAATCGCTGATGAGCTTATCTCGCGCGGGTTCAGTCCCGAGCGCGTTTACGGTAAGCCCAACCCGGACGGCACGCCCAACCTGGCGGCCCCCGGCATCACCGACCACAAGATCATCCTGTTGGCCCGAGACGCCATGCTCTATCGGCAAATGATGAGCAAGGCAAAAGCAGCAGCGCAAAAGGTGAGCAACCTCCCGCAGCGGACGATGCAACCTGATGCAGCCCCGGTGACGATTGACAAGCGCGGTCAGCAATTCCAGCAACTCAAGAAGTCTGGTAGCCCCCGCGATGCAGTCGGCCTGATGGCGCAATTTGTTTAACCCCTAACGTCGAGAGACGCCGGAGTCAAAAATGTCCGTACCTAGCAATACCTACCTCACGACCGCCGCAATCGGCAACCGTGAGGACCTCTCTGATGTGATCTACCGCATCAGCCCCACGCAAACCCCGTTCATCAGCATGGCTGCGAAGTCCAAGGCTTCCAACACCCTGCACGAATGGCAAACCCAAGACCTCGCCCCTGCTGTGACCGACAACGCCGCAGCCGAAGGTGACAACCCGACCGCCAAAGCCGTGACGCCGACCGTTCGCCTGAACAACCGCACGCAGATTTCCGTGAAGACGGTCACTGTGTCCGGCACTGAACTGGCGATGAACCCGGCAGGCCGCAAGAACGAACTGGCTTACCAGATGACCCTGGCTGGTCTGGAGCTGCGCCGCGACATGGAAAGCTCTGCAACGCAACTGGACGTGCTGGCGACCTCGCCGCGTCAGTCCCGTGGCCTGCTGGGCTGGGTTGTGGACAACACCAACAACGGTGGCGGGACGCTGTCCAACTACATCAACAACACCGGAAATACCAACGGCACGTTGCGCAACTACCAAGAAACGCAACTCAAGGACGCCTGCCAGAAGGCTTACACCGCTGGCGGCGACCCCGACGTGCTGATGATGCCCCCGGCACTCAAGCAGACGTTCTCGACCTTCACCGGCAACAGCACCCGCATGGACAAGGGCGAAGACCAGAAGCTGTACGCCTCGGTTGACGTGTACGTCTCTGACTTCGGCGAACTGAAAGCCGTGCCCAACCGCTTCATGCGGACCCGCGACGTGTTCGGCCTGGAAATGGACAAGTGGGCAATTGCCTACCTGCGCCCGTTCACCACGATGGAACTGGCGAAAGCTGGCGACAACGAGACGCGCGAGATGCTGGCTGAGTGGTGCGTGGAAGCCCGTGCCCCGAAGGCCAACTTCGCCATCTACGACGTTCAGTAACCATGAGGGGGCTTCGGCCCTCTCCTTTTAGGAGAAACACATGGGAACGAACATTCGTCAACGCGCAGACGGCGGGCTTGACCTGGTGCAAGACAGCGACTCGCAAGCGGTTGCGACCATCGGCGGGGCATACAAGGCGATCAAGGTTGCCAAAGTTGCCATTGCCGGTGTGGCCGCAACGACTGGCGGCGCGCTGTTTGCCTGGGCAAACCCCGAAAATGCCACGATCATCATTGATCGCCTGCAAATCGACATTACCACCAAGTCCACGGGCGCGGCGGCTGTTGATTTCGGGGTGGCTGCTGACGCGACTACCTCCAGCGACAACCTGATCGACGGCTACGCAGCGGGCGGCACCGAAAAGGTCGTTGATACGGCCCTGACCGCTGACCTCGGCACAAACGGTAAGGTCAATCAGAAGATGACCACCGCTCAAGTGTTGACTGGCACGGGCGCAGCCACTACGGCGGGCCTTGTCGGCAACGTGTACATCCACTATCACATTGCCTAAACGGGAGCGGCCATGTTTCGTGACGTAAAGACCTATGCAGCGATTGAAGACGGCAACCTGATAACCGGGACCGTTCAAG